CTTCTCGACGTGGTACAGAAATACCTTTACTGGCTGGTCAGGCCCATAACATCACAATCCATCTCCCCGTTCTCAGTTCTGTCATCACATATCATTTCTGATAGTTCTGAACTCTGCGGTAATGCCATTAGTGTGTCATGTTGTAAATAGTGACTTCCTCCTCGTATCGTAGGCGTGGTTTTATCTTCCCACACTGGAATTTTATGATATTTCTTTTCATATAAGATTTCCGCATACGAGCGTACTTCTAACTTCCCAATCCCATGATCACGTAGGTGAGCTCGGACTTTCACATACATGTAATTATTATTCATGTTAACTTTGTGAGTCTGCTTATCTTCCTTACGTATCATATCTCTGTCTTTTTTCTGGTACACTGCCCCGAAACTTTCGGTAAATAGTGTGTTAATTACTAGATTTTTATAAAGACGTCCATGATTGGTCTCAATATTCTGTGTAACGACGGCATCATCAAAAGGAAATATCCCCGGTGCGTCCTCAGAAATTAATGTATAGTTAGTCTCTTCTACTCCCAAACTCTCCAACTGTGGCATCACAATCTTGTGAAGTCTCCATTCAGCTGAGGTCATTTGTTTCTTTATCTTGAATTTAGGATTTTTATGAGATCTTATTAGAAAAGTTGCAATCTCTCGATCAAGCAATGAGACTTTGGATTCCTCTGTTACGAGTCCAGGCCCCCCTAGATATTCAGGCATGCACCAAGGTACATCTGGATATTGCTTAAGAGTATTTGAGTTATAGTAGATAAATCTTCTAGAGACTTCCTTCCATATTGAATCTGGACAGGAACGTTTAAGTTCTCTATGAAGTGCACCCAAAGCTTGAAAAGGTATCTTCCTTTCGTCATCTCCAACACTCGACCTCTGCTTACCCATTAAGATTCCTAAGTTGACACATTTACGTTCAACCCAGATCTTCTCTTTTAGTAAGTAGTCAAAAGTCTGACTGTTGATGACTGCTATTGGCTTATGCTTAAGTGAGAAAATTGTCTTACCTACAGAAGATTCCAAACCACCAAAGGCGGTTATCTTCTCCCATAAAGATCTAATATTTTCTCTTCGTCCTTTAAGCGTGCAATCATCGCCATTAACATATAATGGTGCGATTCTACTCCTGAAATCTTGAAGCGGTTTATCTCGAATTCGATAGACTTTCTCATTAGATAACTCTAATGCCCAGCGACACATTGCTGCGTTGGCCAGACAGAGGAAAGGAAATGAGGTTATAGAACCCATCAATTGTCCTTCCTGTTGATTTCTCATCGATCCATCTTCCATTTCGAAAATGTGACCTGTAAGAGA